AAATTATTATGCAAATAAACAGGAAGAAAGAGGTTTTGTAATACATGCGGCAGATTTAAACAATGGATTTGAAGTTAATGGCGCAGGAGCTGCACAAATTCAAGTAGCAGGACCGACAAGTGATACGACAACAGATGTTTGGGGAGCGGCAACAGTAGACACAAGCGCGCAAAGTAGTAGTTTACCAACAGTAATAGCAACATTTACAATAGTATGGGACAATGCGGGTGCGCAATATGGGGAGCCAGATGTTAATAGTATACTGGTAACAATAGACGGAACAGCGACATACATGGTAGATATATTTGAAAATGTAACATCAACGAATAATAATGGAGTATGGACAGTAGTATTTACAAATTTTATAGGAGTAGCAGAGTCAGCAACATGGCAATTGACATCTGCGGATGTAGATAACACAGAAAATCCAGGACAAGGAGAACCTCAATTAACAGAGTTTCCGTTAGACAATATAGATGATATGAGAATGGATATATTAGAAGCAGTAAGAGATACAACAGCATTCACAATAAATGAATCGAGTGCAAGTCCATATGGGTTAGGATTAGAATTTGACTATAATAATGTAGTGGTAACAAATGAAACAAAGTTAGCGAGTCAAGAAGGTTTAGGAATAAAAACATACCAGAGTGATTTATTTAATAACTGGATTAGTACAGAGTGGATTGATGGAAGTAATGGAATTAATGAAGTAACAGCAGTAAGTACAGCAGGAGATGAGTTTACAATAGATAGTTTAAACTTAGCGAATAAGGTATATAATATGTTAAATAGAATTGCGATAAGTGGTGGAAGTTATGATGATTGGTTAGATGCAGTATATACACATGAAAGAGCTAAAAGTTGTGAAAATCCGATATATCACGGATCGTTAATAAAAGAATTGGCATTTGAAGAAGTAGTAAGTTTAGCTGATACAATAGTAGGAGATGAAAGCCAACCACTAGGAACATTAGCAGGAAGAGGAAGATTGACAGGTAAAAATAAAGGTGGAAAAATTAAAATTAAAGTAGATGAACCAAGTTATATAATTGGGATAGTGAGTTTAACACCAAGGATAGATTACTCACAAGGAAATAAGTGGGATACAAACCTAAAAACAATGACTGATCTTCATAAACCTGCATTAGATGCAATAGGATATCAGGATTTAATAACAGATCAAATGGCGTGGTTTGATACAGAAACAACAGATACAGGTGTTGTAACATATAGTACAGCAGGGAAACAACCTGCATGGATTAATTATATGACAAATGTGAATCAGACAAGAGGAAGTTTTGCAGAAGCGGGAAATAGTATGTTTATGACATTAAATAGAAGGTATGAAGAGGGTGCAACAGGAATAGAAGATTTAACAACGTATGTAGACCCAAGTAAGTATAATAACATATTTGCACAAACAGCGTTAGATAGTCAAAATTTCTGGGTACAAATAAGTAATAAAATTATTGCTAGAAGAAAAATGAGTGCTAAAGTAATACCTAACCTATAAAAAGAAAAAATGTATAAATATAGAAAAGCAAATAAGAGCTCTTTGACAAGTGTGGAATGTGTTGAAGGGGAACCAATCGAATGGAAAATAGAAAGAATTGTAAGTAATAAAGAGCCCATAAGTGATGGGGCACCGGAAATATTTACGGAACGTAAAGAAGGTGTAAAAAGTGCTTATAATATTAGGACAGATCGATGGGAAATAGCAACAGAGGCTATGAGTAAAGTAGAAGGAAGTATCCAAGCCAAACGAGATGCTAAGGCTAAAATATCATCAGAGAAAAAAGGTGAAGCTAAAGTAGTAGAGTTAAAAGTGGATAAAGTAGATAGCGGAGCTAAGTCAACAGAAGGAACCAAGGGGGCTGAAGCGAAGTAAGAAATGAGGGGGGTGTTTAGTAGAGCATCCCCCCTATTTTGAATGGGTGGTACGCATCTGTTCTTATATATCAAGGGGTAAAGATCGCTTTAAAAAAGCGCGAAATAAAATAAATTAATAAAATTAAAAAATAAAATTATGAGTAATTGGAGTTGGGGTAAACAAGGAGCCCTGGGAATTGGAAGCACACTATTAGGAATGATAGGTGGACACAACGCACAGCGTAGACAACATAGAGACACAAAAGAATTAATGGGAATGCAACACAAAAATCAAAGAAATTTAAATCAAATGGGGCATGACTTACAAATGGATATGTGGAACAAAACAAATTACAAAGCACAAGTTGATCATATGTTAGAAGCTGGATTAAACCCAGCGTTGATGTATGGATCTGCAGGACAAGGAGGACAAACAGGAAGTCAAGGTGGTGGAAGTGCTAGCATGGGGCAAGCACAACAAATGAAAATGATGGATATGCAAAATCTTATGATGGGTGCACAAATGGAAAAATTGAAATCAGAAGCAAAATTAAATGATGCAAATGCAAAAGCAATAAATGGTTACAAAAAAGATGAATCAGGTTCAGTAGTAAGTAGAAATGAAGCACAAGCAAGAGGTGCAAGTGCAAAAGCACTATTGGATGAACAATTAGGAAAAGCAATATCTGAAAATGAAAAGAAATATGTAGATGGATTAATAGGACAATGGGAGGCTAGCCAAAGTGAAGCTGAATTGAAAAAAATAGCTTTAGGAATGGCAAAGAACGGTATACATAGCAAAGAGATAGCGACAGTACTAGGAACTCTAACCGGATGGGATTTAACAAAACCAGGAATAATGAAAGAAGAAGTTGGGATATTACCAGATGTATTAATGAATGCATTAGAAAAAGCAGGTATAGGAGAATTTAATCCAAAAATGACTAGACAAGCGTTATTACAAAGTGCAGTTGGATTGTATATGGCTGGAAAATTAGCTTTAGGACAATTAGAAAATGTATTTGGAAAAGTTGGTGATGTAGTAGATAATGTAACAACTGTAAGAGGTAAAGAAGTTGGAAGAACTACAATAACGAGAAAAAGGAAATAATGTGTTTGTATCCTAAATTGATACAGAACAGGAAATACCTAAAGAATAAAAAAAATGGGGGGGACATCCCCCCTATTAAAGACAAACGGGTATTAATGGTACCCGTAGGGTGTGGGAAGTGTATAGAGTGTAAAAAACAAAAAGCACGGAATTGGCAAGTAAGACTCCAAGAAGACATCCGTGTTAATGCAAACTCTAAGTTTGTGACTTACACGTTCACAGAACACGAATTGCAGAAATTAGATAATGAAATAAAAGGATTAAGCGGATATGATAGAGATAATGAAATATGCAGATTAGCAGTAAGAAGATATACGGAAAGATGGAGGAAAAAATACGGAAAAACTTTGAGGCATTGGTTAGTTACAGAATTGGGACACCAGAACACAGAAAGAGTGCATATGCATGGTATTGTATGGACAGACAAAGTGAAGGATATAGAGGAAATATGGAAATATGGGAAAGTATGGATTGGAGACTATGTGAGTGCGAAAACGATAAATTATATCGTGAAATATGTGAACAAAGTTGATGAGGTACACAAGACTTATAATAGTAAGATATTTACGAGTAAAGGAATTGGAAGTAAATATTTAGAAAGAAGAGATAGTACCAGAAATAAGTATAAAAAAGGTAATACGATAGAAACTTATAAAACTAGAGAAGGAATTGAATTAGCGTTGCCAATATATTATAGGAATAAAATCTATAATGAAGATCAGAGAGAGGCTCTATGGTTGGAAAAATTAGATAAGGAAGAACGATACGTATGTGGAGTAAAAGTGGATATAAGTGAAGGAGAAGAAGAATACTATAAGCTATTAGGTATGATGAGACAGAAAAATAAGAGATTAGGTTATGGAGATGATTCTAAAAATTGGGAGTTAAGTAGATATGAAAATAGAAGAAGATATTTAAAGAAATTAGAAAGAGTGAAAAAATTATATAAAAAAGAAAACGGAGCTTCGCTTTCTACCTCAGGGTAGGGGAGAAGATTTGGACATTAAAAAAAAAAATGTATCTTAGAGAAAAATTCGATTTAGCATACTATAAATTATAGTTCAAATAGAGGTACAAAATGTTACAGATATAACAATATTAGAACGTTAACATAAATATACAAATTATGAGTTACAACAAACAACAATATGAACATTTACAAAATTGGAAAAAGGAAAGGAGGAAATATGAGAAGCCCATATATAAAACAGAAAGTATGTATATAGATACTGATACGGGTGAAATAATACTAAAAAGAAGATTAGAAAACGGTGAGTATATTAAATTAAAAAGTACAACAAAATACAAAAACGATGAAAGATACAGAATTAAAACAATCACAAGCGAATGCAGAAAAAGTCCACAGCAAAGACTCTGGGACTTCTAAAAATGAAACAATAAAAAGGGAAGAGATTAAAGATAGCCCTTTTCATGTAATAACAATTGAAGGTAAAAGCTTCGGAGTTATGGGCGATTATAGATTAACAGAAAAATCAAATAGCGCGAGAAAAGTAAAAGAAGAATTAAAAAAGATAACATGGAATAGAATTATACAGGTAGTTATGTTATTGGATGAAGTAAAAAGTAAAATTAATAAAAAAATTAAAGAAGAAATATGAAAACAGAAATTGGAGGCGATAGACTCGGCTCAGGAAATAAACAGGAAGTAAGTTTAAGAAATTATGAAAGAAGTACACATGATTTAGGATATATATGGAGATCAAGTATGGCAGCGGGTACACTAGTACCCTTTATGAGTGAGGTAGCGTTGCCAGGTGATAGTTTCGATATAGATTTAGATTGTGATGTGAAAACACTACCAACAGTAGGACCATTATTTGGAAGTTATAAAGTACAAATGGACGTATTTCAATGTCCAATAAGATTATATAATGGAAAATTACACATGAATATGCTAAATATTGGAATGGATATGAGCCAAATATTATTGCCTCAGATAAATATGGTAGGAAATAAAGGAAACTTAGGAGGTGATAATAGCCAAATAAATTCAAGTAGTATATACTCATATTTAAATATGAGAGGACTAGGAAGATCAAGCAGTAATTATGCAAGAAGAAGTTTTAATGCAGTACCCTACTTAGGTTATTGGGATATATATAAAAATTATTATGCAAATAAACAAGAAGAAAGAGGATTCGTAATACATGCAGCAGAATTAGATAACGAGTTTGACGTAGTAACAGCAGTAGTAGAAGTAGTA